ATGAAAAAAATAATTGCTAGTGTAGTTATTACATGTGCGCTCGCATTATCAGTGTTATCGATTAGTTCGGTACCAGCTAAAGATGATCAAGCGGCAGGAAAAGTAAAAGAAGTACAACTAATGAAAATGGATCCAGGTACTTTAGGATAATAAATAAATGAAAATGCCATTGCATCTAAGGGTGCAATGGCATTTCGTACGTTTAAGGGGTTATTCATTTTCTACATTTTGATATTTTTGAATAATTAAGGATGATGGGGGAACCGACGATGGAAAATGTACTAGAGAGCACATTATGGGAAATGTTAAAATTAGGAGTATTAACTACAGATGAGAATGAAAAAAGTGGTAGAGAATATAAAAAATAGAGTTAAAAAAGAAAAAAATGATTGTTAGCCCAATTGCTGACAATCATTTTTTGTTATGGCCTACAGCAGCCTTCATCATATCCAGTAACATATCTTGCTTTTCTTTTGGCATTTTTTCTAACATGTCAATTAGCTCGTTAAATTCTTTTCTTAATTCAGTGAACTGAACTGCATTTAATTCTGGATCATCAGATCGACCTAATAAATAATCGACAGATACGTTTAATACATCTGAAATGATAACTAAAGTTTCATTAGATGGCGAACTATAGCCTGTTTCATAATTAGAAATTGTAGTTTTTGTTACTTTAGTCTCTGTATCCATCTTTTCTTTTATCTTTAACGCTAATGCATCTTGTGTTAATCCACGTTTTTTTCTAGAAAGTTTTATCCTTTGCCCTAAAATAGTCATAAATTCACCCTATATATATTATATCCAAAACTGTAAACTGTTTTTCTAATTTGAAAGTACAACTAAATTGTACTTTGTTTGTAAAAGTTTTGCATTAGTTTTTTAAAACTTTGTTTAAAAATCCAAAAAACTCAAATATTATTATTGGCAGTACAAAAAACTTGGATATATAATGAGTGTAACAAGTTCAAGAAAGTTGGATTTTAGGAGGTGTCATCATGGGAAAGAAACGACATAATTTAATTAAAGCTCGCAAACGTAAAAATTTTACCCAGGAACAACTAGGGGCATTGATAAATAAACAGAAAACGGTAATCAGTAATTGGGAAACTGGCTACGCAACTCCAACATTAGATGATGCAATGCAAATAGCGCAAATATTAGAAGAAGATATATATAATCTTTTTTTAGGTGTGGAAGTTCAAGAAAATCAAACTTTATTTTAAAAAGTTCAATTGTAGGATGAATTAAATGAAAAATGAAAAGGGGCTAAAAACATGTACCAAATAAAACAATTACCATTTTCACTGAAAGCAGAGGACGTACAAGAATTCTTAAATATTTCTCGATCAGCCGCATATGCACTTATGAAGAGAAAGGACTTCCCAACAATCGTAATTGGAAAAAGCAAGCGTGTTAAAGCGGAAGACTTTCTTAAATGGGTAGAAGCCCAAAAGGTAGGAGCAAATGCTAGTTAAAACAGAATTTCAGGTGTTTAACAAAATTACCGTTTGATAAATAAGGAGGTGATCTAGCGGAAGATACAACATCATTAGTAGCATTCGCAATGTTTATCGCATTTAGTGTGTTGCTACTCTACATTACTTATGAACCGATAAAAAGATGGGCTTGGAGTGACGTAAAACAAAATAAAAAGACCCACGGCAATGGGTCCTTTAGAAAAAACAAGTTGTTATAAGTATATCACGGAAAGTAGGGGAATAGTACATGGATTTAATTGAATATCAAGTGCTATTACCCAATAAGTTTTGGGGGTTAGCAAAAAACAAAGATGAATTAAAACAAATGATTGAACAGTATTTCAATGTTGGTTATCCGCATTATGAAATTCAACGCATTCTTAAAAGTGGAAATGCATATGTAGCGGTTTGTACAAGGAGGTAAATGGATGGCTACTTTTCGAGTTAATAAAGATAAGAACTACACGACAATAAATAATACAGGTCTTAAAGATAAAAGATTAAGTTGGAAAGCAAAAGGGATTTTAGCGTATATTCTTACACTTCCTGATGATTGGTTTTTTTATAGAGAAGAATTATCTAGGCATGCAAAGGATGGGCTAGATAGCTTAAGAGCTGGAATGAAAGAACTAAAGGAATATGGGTATCTTAAAAGATTTCCAGTGAGAGATGATAACAACAAAATTATTAAGTGGGAAACAATCATATATGAAGTTCCACAAAATGACCCAGTGGCGGAAAAGCCACCAGTGGAAAAACCACCGGTGGAAAATCCCGAGCTACTAAGTACTAAAGAACTAAATACTAAAGAACTAAGTACTGATATACAAAGTAGTAGTAGCATCTTCTCTTTCTACGAAAATAATTTCGGGATTTTAAATTCGTTCATAGCCGAAAATATTTCACAATGGGTAAACGATACAAGCGAAGAACTTGTACAAGCAGCTATGGAACGTGCTTTGAAACAGCAGAAGAAATGGAATTATGCTGAGGGTATTTTAAAACAGTGGGTTAACAATAACGTGAAAACTTTAAAAGATGTTGATGCTTTAGAAACTGAATATCAACGCAATAAAGGAGTGAAAAAGCGTGTCGGAATCAATCGGAAGAGTGATGACTCGGATAGTGAATACATCGGCTTGTAGTGAAGAAACGGAAGGGTATACATGCGAACACTGTAATAAATATATCGCCGCAATCACTGTAGAGGTTCCGCAGTTACGTATTAAAAACAAAATACTTCCTACATGTGAGTGTGTTGTAGAACGTGAAGAAGCAAAAATACGTGAAGCTCAAAACTTTGCTAAGAAGAGAGAAATAGAAAAGTTGTTCAGCATTAGTAACTTAGGAGAAAGGTTCTCCAAAAGTACATTTGAATCGTTTCTAGATAGAAATGGATCAGAGACAGCTTATAAAGTTGCAGTGAAATACGTAAAGACGTTTAAAGAATGGAACGGGGAATCGTTAATGCTTTGGGGAGAACCTGGTAATGGTAAAACACACCTAGCAGCCGCGATTGTAAATGAACTTTCTAAAAAAGGATACATCGTAGTATTTCAAAGTGTTCCAGAATTATTACAACGTATTCGAAGTACGTTTAACAGCGAAAACAAAGAAAATGAAACACAAATTATGAGAGCACTTTTAGAATGCGACTTACTTATATTAGATGATATTGGAGCGGAAAAAACTACGGAATGGGTAGAAGAAAAATTGTTCAATATCATTGATGGTCGGTATAGAAAAGAACTTCCTACTCTGTATACGAGTAATTTAGAACCCAAAGAATTAAAAAATCAAGTTGGCAAACGTTCATATGACCGAATGGTTGAAACAAGTCTAACTGTAAAAAATGAAGCGGCTAGTTATAGAAGAGAGATAGCGAAACAACGTTTACAAAGGTTTATTGAAGTATAAAAGGAGGAAATAAAGATGTGCGCATTATGTCATGATACAGGGATTATTCGTAAAGAAACATATCCGGGTGTAATTGAAACGAACGGCTGTAATTGTGAAGTAGCAATTCAGCAACAAGTAGAAAATGATAAGCGTTGGCAAGCGTGGTTAATAAAATTTGAGTCAATGAAACAAGACTTACAACGTAATCATCAACAAAAAATTAGCTAACAAGAAAAAGGAGGATTTTAGTCGTATGAAGCCTACGAAAATTGAAATTGATGTTACTGATAATAAAATTTATGTGGTTAAAAATGGTGAGGTTACTCCACTGAATCCTCCAGTAACAGGGTTTGGGGAACAAGTAATCACTTGGCAAGGTGGGAAAGTTGATCGTGTATCAACTACCATCACAGAAAAAATAAAATAACTGGGGATGCGATTATGAAGCAATTAACTATTGATGATGTTATGGGTAGTTTCAACTATGACGCAATAAGTACCAGTGAAAAGTTTTTGAATCCAAGCTATGAAGTGCATTTCTACGATAAAGAGGAACGACAAAAAATGGATTGTTTTGATGCTAAAACTGAAACCGACGCTTGGAATGCAACAATAGAAGAGCATGGGAAAGGTATTCAGAAGATTAGGATAACTCATTCGAAACGTACCAGAGCTGAATTTCTAGCGCTGGATTAGGAGGGGAAATTGATGGCTAGAGTCAAAACAGCAATGCAATTAGAACAATATACAATCAAAGCGCAACAACGGAAGTATATGAAAAAATCACGCCGTAACTTGTACGTAGCACTTGAGGAATTGGATTTAGTTTTTGATGAAAGCGAAGTAATCCGATTCCAAGAGATGTGGGAGGAAGGAAAAACTTTCATTGATATTGCTAAAGAGTTAGGACGACATCAATTAGAAATAGCAGCCTTGATTATGGATCAAGCTGATAAAAATAAAATCAAATCACGCCCAATGGGCCTAGGAGCATGAAAAAAGGAGTTATGAAATTAAATTAGGAGGAGAAAACGGTGGGGGATGAACAAAAGGATTTGATTGAACAAGAAGATGTTCTAATGATGACTGATGATGATTTTATGAAAAAGTATAGCAGGCTAGTTTATTACTATGTAAACAAATATTTTTCCAATATCGCTAAAGCAATTGAACAAGAAACAAATTTAAATATGGATGATTTAATTCAGTCTGGAATGTTGGGGTTGGTCACAGCGAGAAGAGATTTTAAAACAGAACTTGGGTTTAAATTTACGACATTCGCTGTTCCAAGAATACTTGGATATATAAGAAAGGCTGTTAGGGACTCGCAAAAAATTAGGATTACGAACGAAGTGTATGAAATCAAAGGAAAGATTTCTAGAATGAAACTTCATGATGAAGAAGTGGAAAGTATTGCTAAATTACTAGAAGTTAGCGTGAGAGATGTGAAGACAGCAAAAGAATTTAATCCTAGAACGATTTCACTTCAAACACCATTAAATAAAGAGGTAAACAAGGAGAAAGTCACTCTAGAAAATACGCTAATAGATAAAAAAACATCAATGACACTCGATGATGTTATTAAGAAAATGATAATCACAGCGTTCTTATCAACCTTATGTAGTAAAGAGAAGTTTGTATGGGAACTACATGCTAAAAATATGACACAAGCTGCAATTGGCAAACGGTTAGGTGTAACGCAGACACAAATAAGTAGGATTTTAAAAGGGATTTATAAGAAAGCTGAAGAGTATGGAAATAAACATAGCTTACGTGATATAGGCAAGACAAGGTTTGAAAAAACAATTGAAAATCACGTGAGACAAAGTAGCCATGGGAATTGGTTGGATATAGCTGAAAGTAATGGAGTAAGTAGAGGAGCGTTTTGGTATAGATTGCGTGAAGGGTGGTCTTACGAGATGGCAGCCACACAACCATTAGGCAGTCAAGGGACAAGGAAGAATAAGCAAGTTATTTAGGAGGCAACATGGATAAGCAAAACATTTTGATTAATAAATTAATCGATAATCGTATATACAAGCTTCCAGACGGGCGTGATCTATTCGAGGGATCGATCGAGGAACTGAAGGAGCTAATAAAAGGAGATGGAGAGAGTGAAGGAAGCGATTAAGGGGTATATAAACCATTTGCAACAATCGGCAGCAGAAAGCAGAAAGGAATCAGACAAAGCGTATGACAATGGAGATTTAGGTTTATCTGGTTACTATCGTGGTCAATGGATTGCTAACGAAGGAACAGCGATTGCATTAACAACAATCTTATCTAAATACAAGGAGGAAGAACAATGAAATATACAGAGCATGGTACTTACGAAGTAACTCAATTATTAGCAGAAGCGAAGGAGACTGAAGAGAATGAAATTAAGAACTAAGATTAAGCGAGTAAGAGATGTGGAATTGCCTAAGTATGCCAAGACAGGGGATTCGGGTTTTGATCTTGTAGCAGCAGAAGACACGGTTATATGGCCAGGAGAAACAAAGGTTGTGCCGACTGGATTGGCATTTGAGATTCCACCAGGATATGAATTGCAGGTGAGGCCGCGTAGTGGTATGACGCGTAATACAAAGTTGAGAGTTGTTCTTGGAACGGTGGATAGTGGCTACCGTGGAGAAGTTGGGGTGCTGGTTGATAATACTGAAATCCCTAAAGCGACCAATATGCAAGCACATGTAATTGAAAAGGGTACACGCATCGCTCAAGGCGTTATAGTGCCAGTAATAACAGCACATTTTGAAGAAGTGGACGAGCTATCGGATTCAGAAAGGGGCTCAGGTGGTTTCGGGAGTACAGGGGTTAAGTAAAACAAAATTTGAATTTTGTTAAGAAATGAGGGTGATTGAAATAAGTTGGTGGGCAATAGCGATCGGTTTATATCTATTGATTGGAGTTGCATTACTTATATGGATAATCGCAACGGATAGTTGGGGTTCGTTATTCTTATATCCTGTTTTTGCGGTAGTCATTGTTTTGGGATGGCTTCCATTAATGATAAGAAGCATTGTACAAGAGATATCTAAAGCGATTCATAAGTGGAAAAGAAAGCAGAAAACTGAATAGAAGTATTATTTCAGGGAGGGAGAATAAATGATTTATGAAGTTACAGATTATTGCAGTCAGTGTGATAGAAAAATAGAGAATTGCGATTGCTGTTGTAATAAGTGTGATGAGTGGTTGCACGATTGTAAATGTAAAGATAAATAAGCAAAAAAGGGGAATGAAAGATATGAAATGGATGTACAACCTTGATAGCAATAATGAGATTTGGACAAGCGATAAATTTGAAATGAAAGAAGAAGCTATTCAAGCAGCTTTAAAAGATTGGACAGATAAAATGGTAGCGGATAGAGCGGCAGTCGATAATGAATTCCAAATTGGACAATTCAAACAGTATTCTCCATGGATCAATGCAGATGTATTGTTGGATGAATTGTATGAACGAGCAACCGATGAATGTGGAGAGGTTGCGGAATATTGGCTTTCAGGTGTGCCGATGGACGAAGGGGAAAAGCTTCAAGAACAAATTAATAAGGTAGTTACAGAATGGCTAAAAGGAATAAATGAGCATCCTAGCTTTGGTTCAATTGAAAATATTGAAACGATAGATGCTAGCAAAATTGAATATAAAGAAAACTAAACAAAAGCGTTATTTGATAAAAAATAAGAAAGCCCTAGCTTTCTTATTATATGTAAAAAGTCATATGTTTTTTATCTTCTTTATAGTACTCTAACCGGTTTTGCAAAGTGCCAGTGTGGAACTCAAACTTATGGCCATCTGGATCTGTAAAGTAAAGAGATCTTTGGTCTCTCTCATCTCTTTCTCGGCCAGGTAAAATATTAACATCATTTTGAATTAATACTTCTTTTAAATGGTCTAATGCTTCATTAGTTACAGTGAAAGCCATATGTGTATAAGATTGCTTAATTTCATTTCTTGGTATATCTTCTTCAACATTTAAAGCAATCCATAATCCATTTAAATCAAAATACGCTAATTTTCTACCTTTTACTAATAATTTTGCTTGAAGTATTTTTTTGATAGAATTCAATAGATTTTTCCAAGTTTGATACAGAAAAACAAATATGGTTAATGCCCTGTAGCATAAAAAACGCCCCCTATAATTAAATGATTTTCAATATTTTTATATAAAGATTATAAAAGTTTATGCGCGATTTATAAAGGATTACTACAAAATAGTTATTTGAATTAAAAAGAGCACCATTGGAGAGTGCGGTGCTCTTAGGCCGAGAACTATAACAGAGATTAATGAAAGAATGCTACATACCAAAGAGATAGTAATGTAAGCCATCCAATTGTAAGGGCTATGTATTTTAAAATTTTCATGATTACTCCTTTTAGGTATAGAGTGCACAAGGATGGAGAATTAAATTAATTTTTTTAACAAAATTCTTATTTAAAAACGAAGGGGAGAATGAAAGATGTCTAATATTGAGAAAGCAAAAGAAATGTGGAAAAAAGGTGCAATTGAAATAAATGCAGTTGATAAGAATGAAGAAGCTTTAAAACAATATGATTCTGTAATAGCACATGATGGTTGTGAATGGAGAATTGGTTGCATTACGTATAGCGTTATTGATGAAAACTTTGTAGCTCATTTTGAAGAGAGTTGGATCTCATTTGAGGATTTGAATGAGGTTGAAAAATTAAATGATGTAATTGCTCATGAAGTGCTTAGATGGGAAAAGGTAGAAACTCATTGGGGGAAAGATGGAAAGGCGTTTCATGATATGCCAATAGAAAAATTCGATGCAATCAATTACGCGGCAATTATCTTGGATCAGTTGCATGAAGACGGTCGTGACGTGAGTATTAAAAACGAATCTGGTGATTGGCAAGTTAACATAGATGACAATGATTACATTATTGAAGAAAAGTTTGGAATTGCTGTTTGTGCAGCAGCCGTAAATGCAGTTAGAGGGAATTAATGCAAAATCCTTATTTTAAATAAAAAGAGCGCCTTAAAAAGCGCTCTTTAGACCAAGACTCTTATTGTAAAAGAGTACATGATAATATATGTGTTTTTTTTCAGGGGGTAAGTTGTTTTAATAAAATCTTTATTTTTTAAACTAAAGAGTGCCTTGTAAAGCACCCCTGATACCTAATCATAATGAAAATAATGAGCTCATATAGGGAGGGAAGTATTTATAACAATCATGGAGCATCATGTTCCAGCTTAGATTTCTCGGCTGGAGGAATAAAATGTTCACGGACAAAGTTTTGATAAATTATACCGCTTATAAATGTAATATAAAACACTACACACAAAAAGATTAAAATATATTTAAATAACTTCTTCAAATTAGCACCACCCTAAAAGAGATTTTTAATAGGATGTGTAAAAAAAGTACGCTTATACAAGGGCGGAGCGGTTAGCAAGAATAAAATAAAATCGTTATTTGAATAGAAAGAAGTGACGTAATGAGACATACACGTAAACGTCAATTATATAATTTCCAAAAGAAAAGAAATGTTGTATTTATTAATTTTGAAATGAATCATTGGAATTCTATAGAAAATTCATTAGATAAGTCATTCAAGTGGCACAGAAAGTATAACAAGGTAAGTTACGTTAATTTCATTAGGTGGTATGTAAAAATCAAATAGGACGGATTATGTGAAGAAAAAAACCAAACAAAAACGCTATTTTAGTAGAAAAGGGGAGTTGAGTAATGAGTGTCATAACGAGTTCAAAGGAATACGTCGTTTATAAAGGCGAATCGCTCATATGTATTGGGACCATGATGGAATGCGCTCAACATATGGGCGTACTTCCTGAAACAATATACTTTTATACGACACAGGCATATCAACGGAGACTAGCAAAGAGAAAGAATCCTAGAAATTGTTTAACTGTTACGGAACTTGATGAAGATTAATATAAAAATTTCATTTTGTAGCAAAGGGGAATGGATATGGATAAGCAAAAAGCAATTGACTTATTAAATAGTCTTGAAATATACGATTATGACGCTGATGGGGAAATATTGTATTACGCCTTAGTTAAGCTAAATGAAGATAGCAAAAAGGTAATTGAAAGTTTGTTACCTGAAGGTGTAAATTTCAACGAAGGTTTAGATGATAAAGGAGAATTGTTTGATATTACGCTGTTTTGTTGGGAATATGCAGAATGGTTTAATGGCGATCAATTCATGGCGGAAGAGCCTAAAGAAGTGTATTGTGAATCAAATTAAAGAGCAGCTAACAAAAGCTAACTGCTCTCCAGAAAAGCGTTTAGAAGGAAGTTCAGAACTCAAGTGCATTTATAGTATGGACGGAATATTGAGTTTTATTCAGGGGAGGAAGAAATGTTGTGAGTAACTTTAATGGAGAGAAGCTAACGGAACTTCGGCATTTATTCGGAATGACTCAAGGACAAGCTGCTGAATTGTTGGAGGTTGATATTAATAAGTTGATTGAGATAGAGCGATCAAGAATCATTCCATCGTTTAATCAAATACAAATACTTTGCAAGAGGTTTCACGTTAAACCAAAGTATTTTTATAGCGAATCATTTGTAACTAGTGTGGTAAATCCGAGTTATATTTCTTTTCGATATTAATAAGGAGGTAGAGGGGAATGAAAGAAGGAATTGGCAAATTAACTGAAATAAGTGCTTGGATGGTTTTTCTTGTAGCAACAATGGATGATCAGTTTGAAGTTGAGATAAGCGTTTCGTGTGGCGAGGATATCGAATATTACATGGGATTGTATTTAAAAGAAAATTGGAAAGAGTTATTCGAAGATACTAGGTATGTATGTGATGCTTCTTTCGAAGGAATTCAGATGGTCGCTAAGGATAAGGAAAATAAACATTCTTGTTATATCGAAACGATGAATACACGTAGACGAGCAAGTATTGGTATTGATCGAGAAACTCTAAATGATAATCACTTAGACAAGCTTAATAGAATTAAAGAAATCATCAATTCTTAACAAAATAATCCTTTGAATAGAAAGTGAGAAAACATGTTACCAAATAACAAGATTTATAAACATTTATTCTCGTTACTGATCGCACTTAATGTGGGATTAGCAATTATAGCAGCGATACAGCAGAAATGGTGGGATGTAGCGGACACGTTAGGTGGAGCGACACTTTTGATAGCTATTGTACTTGTAATTGAAAATGGTCAAGTTAATAAATGGTCAGCAATGCTGTTCACGATAACAGCTATCGAGAATGGATTAGAGGTTGCAAATCAGTTTTTATTACAAAATTATTTAGATTCACTTTGGGATATAGCTGCCATAATACTGTGTGTGTATTGGATGAGGCAGTATTATGTTGAAGAATAGAAAGTGAGGTTAGGAGAATGACAGCTTTGAAGAAAAGAAAAATCAGAAAAGCGATTGCTCGTCGTGCAAAAGATGTGGAGAAGTATCAGGTTAATAAAGCTTGGAGAAACATTTTTGTACAAGCTGGTATTTTAAAGTAAATGCAACAGAATACAGTCCGGCTAGAAAACTAGAGGACACCAATTCATTAAAGCAGCAATTAAAGCTGTTTTAGGAATAGGTATCCTTTTTATTTTGAAAAGGGAGATGGGGAAATGAAGGTGTTAAAGGACCAGCTACGCGAGTGGAAAAAGCAATCAAAACAAGCAAAGAAGAAAAATAAGAAAAAAAGAAAAGAAAAATTTAGCACTCGTGAAATTGAAGAGTTAATGGGAGTTCGTGGACCACGTTATGAACGCAGACGTGGGGCAGTAAGACAAAAATAATAACAATGGAGGAATTTAATATGAATAAACAATTATCATTTAAAATGCCTGTTTTAGATGAAGAAGAGACAAAAAATGAAGTTGAAAAAGTATTTGAGGAGTATCGTATGTATTTATCTCAAATGCCAAGTGACATCTTACCAAAAGTAACTGCATCGTATTCAATTGTTCCTCCATCCGTAACAAATGAATTCAACAGTTCTACAGAAAACATAGCGATTGAAAGGCTACAATATGAAATGGCTAGAGATAAATTTATGAATTGGGTTCATAGAGCTGTAAACAGATTGCCAAAAAGAGAAAGACAGATCATTCATATGTATTATATGGAAGAAGAGAAGGGGTATGATCCGGACATAATGGATGCAGTGAGATTAGGTAGAACTACGTATTATAAAGTGAAAGGGAAAGCTTTATTACGTTTAGCTTTCAGTTTGCGAAAAGAAGTATATAAACAGAAGGCACAAACTGAAGAGGTAGAAGTAGTATGAACATTGTACAGCCGATAAGAGACAAAGAAATGATTAAAGAACTAAAAGAATATTTCAAGGAACAGAATGAACGTAATTACATTCTGTTCCTTCTTGGTATTAATACAGGATTACGTATTTCAGATATTTTACGCTTGCGAGTACGTGACGTTGAAGGATGGAATATTTTTATTCGTGAAAAGAAAACGAATAAGATTAAAGATGTAAAGATGCCATCTGATTTAAAAAAAGCATTAAGAGATTATACCAAAGGAAAACCAAAGAATGAATTTCTCATCAAAAGTAGGAATGGTAAGAACAAGCCAATTACGAGATCGATGGCATACGTCATATTGAATCAAGCAGCGCAGGAGTTTGGATTAGAACGTATTGGTACTCATTCACTTAGAAAGACATATGGGTATCATCATTATAAACAGTTTAAAGATGTAGTTGCTTTACAGCAAATGTTAAATCATACAGACCAGAAAGAGACTTTAAGGTATATAGGAATCCAACAAGATACATTAAATGATTATCAAAGGAAATTCAAAATCTGATTCCTTTATTTTTTTATCATTTATTGAATTAGCTTTAAACTGAAAGTGTCAAATTCATTTTGATGGAATGCTGTAAAGCTTGATATCTCTAAGAAAAAACGAGATAGGCTAACTTAACACAATCTAGTTTATAGCTAATTCATTTTTAAGTATTTTCGATTGTAAAGTAAAAATATGTATGAAATTTAGGGTTATTTCTTACTTAAAATATATAAATCGTTTAAAATATTAAGTGATGTAAATTATTACTATTAAGGAAAGTCGAGGGATATTATGTATTATCATATTAGAATTAATTTAACAACTAGAGTTCAAGAGTCAAAGTTTAATATTACATTTGAAGAACTTGAAGAACGTTACCTTTCAAGGTATAGAAAAGGCGAAGATTTTACATTAAACGGAAGGGTAATAAAAATAAATGATATTCAAAAAATGAGTATAAATGTATCTGAGAATGAAAATGAATTGGATATTCTGGTAGATAGAATCGAATATGAAGATCAAAAGAGCTCTATCGTTAGAGTAGGTGGCCCTTCAAGAAAATGGAGAGCGGCAGGAAGATTGAAAGATGTAAGTGACGAGCTTCTTGAAGGACCTCCAGGTTATATGTTAAAAGAAGCAGAGGTTGCAGCTAGCGTGGAAGTTGATAACACTAAAGTATTCATCGTACATGGACATGATGATAATTTAAAACAGCAATTAGAAATATTCTTGAATAGTATTGGTATAAAGCCTGTAGTATTACATAGGGAAGCTAATGAAGGGTTAACAGTTCTTGAGAAGTTTGAGAAACATTCAGATGTTCAATATGCGTTTGTTCTATTAACTCCTGATGATATAGGGTGTAGTGTAAAGGAAAGAGCAAAATCCGTAGAAGAATATAGCTTTAGAGCTCGCCAAAATGTAATTTTTGAATTGGGATTCTTTATTGGAAAATTAGGAAGAGCTAAGGTTTGTACTCTTTATAAAGACGGTGTGGAATTACCGAATGATATATCAGGTCTGGTTTATCAAAAAGTAAATGATAATATTGAAGATGTTGGATATCATATTATGAAAGAATTAAGGGCAGCTGGATTAAAAGTTACGTATTAATAAAATCGCGAACTGTTTGCGGACTATTTGTGAACTATTTACGGACACGATTTGGTTTTTAACATGATATATTTGTATTGTGAGAAGTGGCGGAAAACACAACTCACTATGTTGTTTCTAAAATTCTAAACGGTTCGTAATGACGGCACATAAAATCCGAAACCAGCAGATGGTATTGATTGAATGTTACCGTTAATAAGGAGGAGCTTTTGCTCTTCTTCCAGTCACTTAATAATGTTGGCACAGATGATTGTAACAACATTAGGTAATTGGAAAAAGAATAAAACTTCATGTACCGAAATTAAAACATAAATTAATAATTGATAGAAAAGCATCCATTCGGATGCTTTTTATTATATAAAGAAAAAAGACAAGGAGTGTTGAATAATGACAAAACAAAATATAGTTTCAGCTCTTATTGATATTGATACGACAGAAGCGAAAGCGAATATTGAAGAACTTACATTAGCTATCAATGAATGTGTAAGTGCATTCGAACAGTTAGAAAAGGTTATGAGCAAGTATACAGTAGGAGTTGAAACCGTTGAATTTTATTGTGATGGTGAAGTCATAGATCGAAATACAGTTAAAGATAATGAGTAAATACAAAACAAAACAACAACGAAAGTTCTATGATAAATACAATCGGGATAAAGAAGCGAAGAAGTTCTATGACAGCACAGCTTGGCGAAGGTGTAGAGAGTTAGCGCTGATACGAGATAACTATCGTTGCCAAGAGTGCATGAAGCATGATCCATTGATACCAGTACCAGCTGATATGGTCCATCATATCAAAGAAAGAAGTGAATATCCTGAACTTGCATTAACATTAGATAACTTAATTAGTTTATGTAATGCATGTCATAACAAAGAACATCCTGAAAAGGGTGGAGGGAAAAAGAAAGATAAAAGAAAGATTCAGTTCGTAAAAGTAAAAGCGAACAAAGAATTTATATAGCCCCCCTCCTTTTATTGTTGAGAGCCGTTTCCGCTCAGACCGGCTGCCTCCTTCGTGTGCAGCGCAAGTGGTTTTTCTAAAGGGGGGTAAACCCTAAAAATAAGAGCTTTTTAATTTTAAATTGATACTTTTTATCCATAAAATGTAAGTGGGGTGATATCGTGGATAAAGGATTGAATGAAAGGAAACCGCCTACTCATTTAAAGAAGGTAGGAAAAGACACTTGGATTCGTATTTGGTCTGTTTTAGAAGGAGAAGGTAAGGCTGATATCAATGATCCAATTGTAGTTGAAGCGATTGCTTTCAGTTATCAAATGTTTAGGGAAATGGCAGCCAATGTTAAAAAAGAAGGCCTGACAATGGAGTATACAAATAAAGCAGGCGCTACAAATCTAACTAAGCATACTTTAATTCCAGAGATACCTAAGTATTTACAGCAGATTCGTCAATATTTAGGGGAGCTAGGGTTGACTGGGGCAAGCCGGAAAAAGCTTCAGGAAGAGTTAACTGGAGATTCTGATGATGATTACGACAACTTCTAAGCCATCTGAAATAGCTAAGTGGTATAAAAATTGGCGAAATGAACAGATACAGCATTTTAATATTTTGATCGATCCATCTCCTGAACTAAGAACAACATGGTATGCTGGACAAGTTGTGAAAGGAAACATAATAGCTAGTAAGAAAAACATCTTGTCTTGTCAACGTCATCTAAATGATTTAAAGAGACAGGGGACTGAGGAGTTTCCTTGGATATTTGATGAAGAAAAGGCTCATAGACCAATACGATATATCGAAAAATTTTGTCGTCCATCAAAAGGTGACTATAAAAGGTTAGTTCTTCAACCGTGGCAACACTTTGTTATAGGTTCTTTATATGGATGGATTCATAAGGATACTGGTTATAGGCGCTTTCGTGAGGGCCTTATTTTTATTGGACGTAAAAATGGGAAAACGACAATGATTTCTGGTTTGTCTAATTATGCTGTTGCTAAAGATAATGAGCCAGGTGCTCGTGTTTATGTTTTGGCAAATACAAAACAACAAGCTGGAGAATTGTTTGATGAAAGTCGTGCAATGGTTCAAAAATCCCCCCTTCTTCGGAAGCATTTACGTGAAAATCAGAAAGGCATTTTCCATGATAAAACGCATTCTAAAATTGAACCTCGTGCATCTGACAGTAAGAAGCTAGACGGATTAAATACACATCTTGGTATTTTTGATGAAATACATGAATTTAAGAATTTTAAGCTAATCAATGTTATTAAAAAATCACGTGGTGCACGTAAACAACCAATGATTGTTTATATCACTACAGCAGGATATCAGCTTGAAGGACCGCTTGTTCAATACTATGAAATTGCAACGGATGTTTTGGAAGGAGTTATCGACCAAGATAGAAAGTTTTATTTCATGGCTGAAATGGATAGTGTAGATGAAATTGAGAATCCTGAACTATGGATTAAAGCAAACCCTAATATGGGAGTTTCGCTAGACCTTCCATCGCTTATTGATGATTGGAATACAGACAAGCATACAGATGCTGAAAAAAATGACTGGATTACAAAGCAATTTAACATCTTTGTTGATAATGATGAAATGTCCTTTGTTGGTATTGAGATATTAAAAAGGAATGAAGAAGTTATTGATATAAAGGGATTAGCTGGTAAAGAATGTGTTGCAGGTTATGATTTATCTGCAACAGAAGATTTTACAAGTGCTTGTTTAGAGTTTCCTTTAGATGATGGAAATGTTTTTGTATTATCTCATAGTTGGGTTCCGCAGGCTAAAGTTGATCGTGATAACGAAAATATTAGCTTTAAAGAGTTTAAAGAAAAAGGTTGGCTCACCATTATCCCTGGTGAGTATGTGAAATATGAGTATGTGTATGATTGGTTTGTTGAGCAATCTGAACACTATTTCATAAAGAAAATTACTTATGATCCAGCAAATGCTTATCGTTTAAATGAAGATTTGAAAGCGTATGGATTTAAAACTGAACCAGTTCGACAAGGTCATTTAACTTTAAGCCCAGCATTAAAGGATGTAAAAGAATTGTTGTTGGATGGAAAAATAATTAGTAATAAAAACCGTCTTTTCCGTTGGTATATGAACAATGTAAAGCTTGTGGAAGACAGGAACGGGAACTTTTTACCATCTAAACAGAGTAAATATCGAAAAATTGATGGCTTTGCAGCGTTTTTAAATGCTCACACAGAAGTAATCCCTATGTTATCTCAATTACAAGGTGATGGAAATATTGAATTTATATCAGTTAACGATCTTTTTAAATAGAAAGGCGGTGAGAAATTGAAGCTGATTAATCGTTTTAAGGGAGCCATTAAAGGAGCTTCATTGGGATGGAAAGGTGCTGGGTATAACTTCACTTCTTGGTTTGGAAGGAAGTTTTGGGGGATTGATAATGCAAAGTTAGCTACAAATGAGACGATTTTCAGTGTGATTAGTAGATTATCTAATACGGTAGCATCTTTGCCATTAAAGCTTTATAAAGATTATGACACGGTTTTTAACCAAGTGTCTGATGTTGTGATGAATGAACCTAATCCAAACATGACCGGATTTGAATGGATAAATAAAATTGAAGTTTCAAGAAATGAGACTGGGAATGGCTATGCAGCTATCATCCGTGACATTCGATTTCAAGTGGAATCATTAATCCCTATTGAATCCGCTTATGTAACGCCTTTTTTAAACACGGATGATAATAATTTGTGGTATGAGGTACGTGGGATTGAAGGTACATATTACATCCACAATATGAACATGTTTCATGTCAAGCACATCACAGGTATTTCAAGATGGAAAGGTATTTGTCCAATTGATGTTTTGAGAAATACTCTTGAATATGATAAGGCAGTACAAGAATTTAGTTTGTCAGAAATGCAGAAGAAAGATAGTTTTATTTTGGATTATGCAACACAGGTAGATAATGATAAGAGACAAAAAATCATTGATGATTTTAGAAGATTTTATCAAGAGAACGGTGGTATTTTATTCAGGGAACCAGGTGTGAATATAGAAGAAATGGAGCGGAAATACTTCGCTTCAGATACGTTAGCATCAGAACGAATTACTCGTTCGCGAGTTGCTAACGTTTTTAATGTTCCTGTTTCTTTTTTAAATGATACGGAAGGTCAGAGTTATAGTAGCAATGAGCAACTAATGATTCAGTTTGTTCAAATGACTTTAACTCCTATTGCTCGGCAGTATGAACAAGAAATGAACCGAAAATTGCTAAATAAAGCTGAGAGACAAGCTGGATATTATTTTAAATTTAATATGAGTGGTTTACTACGTGGCGATACAGCAGCAAGAACACAGTTTTATCAAATGATGCTTCGAAGTGGCGGACTAACACCAGATGAGGTGCGTGAATTAGAAGATAAACCACCAAAGGGAGGTTCAGCATCTCAATTGTGGATTTCTGGTGATTTATACCCAATTGATATGGACCCATCTCAACGAAAGGGGGTGAAAAGTAGTGGGAAAGAACAAACAGAATAAGTTTTTTCAAATGAAAGCATCCGCCAACGGTAAAACGGCTGATGTTTTTATTTATGGAGAAATTACAAAGTATGCATGGGAAGAGTATGGAGAAGTATCTTCTATTACGTTCAAAAATGAACTTGATGAACTAGGTGACGATATTAAAACGATTAACCTTTACATCAATAGTCCAGGTGGATCTGTCTTTGAAACGATGGCTATTATTGCAATGTTACAAAGGCATCATGCGAAGATTATCTCTTATATTGATGGAATAGGCGCTTCATGTGCGTCAGTATTACCAATGATTTCAGACAAAATTATTATGTATGCTAATTCAATGATGATGATTCACAATGCATGGACATATGCATCAGGAAATGCCGATCAGCTACGTAAAGCAGCGGATGATATTGAACGTATTAACCAATCGATGGTACAACACTATCTAACCCGTGCTGGTGACAAGTTAGATGAAGATACATTAAAACAATTACTAGATGCAGAGACATGGTTATCAGCTGAAGAAGCAATGGGGTATGGACTTTGTGATGAAATTATTCCAGCAAATAATGCAACAGCATGTCTAGATGAAAAGTGGATGAAGGAATATAAAAATATTCCACAACAATTAGTTAATGCACAAGCTAACATATCATCAAACGAAATGTTAGAACGACAAAAAATTGCCGAAGAAGCGAAAGCTAACGCGGACTATATAAAAACAATTTTAGGACGAATTCATTCATGAAAATGAAAAATAAATTTCGATTATCTCTTGGTAACTTTCAATACTTTTCAAAAAATACATTATTTGAATTAAAACAAAATTTATCTACTATTGGTCAACAGCTCCAAAAAGTAGAGAATGAACTTTCTCAGAAGGCAATTGATCCATCCGCAACCATGGAAAGTCTACAAACGTTACAACAATCCAAGAAAGATCTTCAAATGCGCTTCAATGTAATTAAAGAACAACATGACACGATGGAAGCTGAACAAAAAGCGCAATTTCAAACTCAAACTGGTTTACAATCTATTGAAGATCCAAAGCAAAAGGTAATTGCAGCGAAAGCAGAGTTAGTTCGCGCTACAATTCGCGGTGGTACTTTATCACAAGAAGCACGAGCAGCTCTTGGTGATAAGAACTCAACAGGTGGAGAAAAAATTCTCCCAAGCACAATGACGAATGAATTATTACATGAACCATTCGTTAAAAATCCATTAAGGGAAGTATCTACATTTACAAGTGTAACGAATCTTGAAATTCCTAAAGTTACATTTACATTAGATGATGATGATTTTATTGCTGATACAGATACAGCGAAGGAACTAAAAGCAGAAGGTGATGTTGTAATATTCGGACGTCATAAATTCAAGGTTTTTGTACCTATCTCAGAAACTATTTTAGCGTCAACAGATACAAACTTAGTACAAGTTGTAGATCAGGCGTTAGAAAGTGGTTTAGCAGCAAAAGAAAAGAAAGTGGCATTTACAACAACCCCTAAAGCTGGAGAAGAATCCATGTCATTCTATAAAGCTGGCATTAAAAGTGTTAAAGGTGCTACTTTGTATAAAGCTATTAAGTCGGCAGTTGCAGATTTACATGAAGATTTCCGTGCAAATGCAACTATTGAAATGCGTTACGCGGATTATTTAGAAATAATTGAAACACTGGCTAATGGTAGTGCTACTTTATATAATGCTCAACCAGAACAAGTTTTAGGGAAACCAGTTAAGTTCTGTGATTCAGCAGTGAACCCTATTGTGGGTGATTTCAGGTATTCTCACTTCAACTACGATCCAAATATGATTTATGATCGTGACAAAGATGTGAAAACAGGCATTGAATTATTTGTTTTAACAGCTTGGGTTGATCATAAAATTAAACTGAAATCAGCATTCCGTATCGCTGAAGTACAGACTACACCCTAATCCTCCCCAAGAACCAACAGGATTAAAAGTTGATTCTATAACAGTAACTACGGCCAACATTAGTTGGTCTCCTGTTGTGTATGATGGGGGCATTAGAGAATATCAAATATTACGTAATGGCAAACAAGTAGGAACGTCAGTAGCAACAACATATAAAGATACAGGATTAACAGGTGATACAACATATTCTTATCAAGTGAAAGCTGTTGGGAATAACGGATTAAGTTCAATATTAAGCGTTGAATTATCAACGAAAACAAGCGCTTCAGGATCGTAGGTGATAGCATGCTGGAGCTTATAAAAGGGAAATTAAAAATTGATGGGAATGAAGAGGATACAGTTATTCAACTTCTAATTGATGGAGCAAAAGAAGCTTTATTAGGATCTGGTGTTCCTGAAAGTGAAAAGGCGCTTTACAAAATAGCAGTAATTACACATGTCTTATTAAACTATGAAAATCAAGATAAGTCATTAAATGTCCCTGCATTAAAACAGTCATTGGAAATTACCATATTGCAATTAAGGGACTATAATAACGGTGATAATCATGAATCCAAGTAAATTAAATAAACGAATAACAATTCAACAAGAAATTACAAATAAAAAAGATGAAGAAGGGAATCCAATTCCGTCCGAATGGGAAGATGTTGTCACTGTTTGGGCAAGAGCAAAAACACCATTTGGAAAGGGATTTAATTATGAAATATTCGCTGGAAATACCGAGAATGCGGTACGTACAGTGAATTTTTTTATGCGATTTCGTAGGGGAATTGATTCGAAAATGCGAGTCTTGTATGATGATCGACTCTTTGAAATAAAAGCTGTTGTAGATGTTGATGAGCAACATAAAGAAACATGCTTGGTGTGTGAGGAGCGATCTATATGGCAGAAGTAACGACCTTTGGAATACAAGAAGCAATTCAGCGTTTTGAAGCTTTAGGGAGAAGTGTAAAAACAATTGAAAACTCAGCATTAAAGAAAGGTGCTGGGGTAGTAAGGGATGCTTTAGAGGCAGAAAGTCCAGTAAGTGCATATCCGAAACCACCTTCACCAAAAGAATCATGGAGAACAGGTAAACATGCAAAGGATGAGGTGCTTGTCGGAAAAATAAAAACCCGAAATGGAGTCAAATCAATTAGTGTGGGGTGGGAAAAAGATGATAATTCCCCACACTTTTATATGAAATTCCAAAACTGGGGAACCAGTAAAATGCCCCATCCACCACATAAAGGGTTTATAGAAAAGACAGTAACCCACACGGAAGTAAAGGCAGTTCATGAGATGCGAAATGTCTTTGCAGCGGCACTGCATATCGTATGAGATTTTTAGAAAAAGATGTGTTACGTGCTCTTACAAATCCTTTTATTGTAGAGAAAATTGGTGGAGAATATATCTACAATATGGTTCGTGGTGATGATAACGGAAAAACATGGATTACTTATTCTGAGCTAGATAATGGTGCTGGGAGATACGCAGAGGGTGTGGAATCTACCAGCATTATTTTATTTCAAGTAGATATTTGGTCCTTTAGTCCCGTGAAGGGGGATTTAAAAGAAGCGGTAAACACTTGTATGAAAAATATAGGATTTCAGCGTATTACAACAGCAAATTTATATGAACCAGATACGAAAATCTATCATTATGGCATGAGATTTCGTACTGAATTAAAAATTTAGGAGGAAAACAGATATGGCAATTGCAGTCGATTTTAGAGATTTACATTATGCGATTTTGACAGAAACACCAGATGGCAAGTTTACGTATGCAGCACCTAAGAAAATTGGAGATGCAGTAAGTGGTAAGGCTTCGCCTAAAAATGAATCCGTAACGTTCTATGCAGAAGGAGGTCCACTAGCAACAGCAAGTGCCTTTGGCGGTGTAGAAATTGAACTAGAAACAGCGGATATTTCATTATCTACGTACGCTGAACTATTAGGGAAAAAACTAATTAAATGCCAGGTAATTGATAATGTTAATGATGTTGCTCCATATGTAGCGTTATTATACCGTTTACCAAAAGACAATGGGAAAAACCGTTTTTATTGCTACTACAAAACGAAATTTGAAATTCCTGAAGATGAGCACAAGACAGCTGAAGATAAACCAACTTTCCAATCGGCTAAAATTAAATGCAAAGCAATCCAACGTTCAGATGGAAACTGGAGACATCGTTTAGATGAAGAAGAAACAGGATATGATGCAACCGTTGCAGCGAACTGGTTTAAAACAGTTCCAGCACCACCAACAGAAACAGCGCCGTCACTTAGCAAATAAAATTATAAAAAAGGTACAGCTTAATGCTGTGCCTTTTATTTATGAAAGGAGATTTAATTATGCAAGAAAATCAAAAAGCAGAGTCATTTAAATTAGTTTTAAACTTATCTTCTGGTAAAAAAATATTCTTTTTACCTCATTTTATTCCAGCTACTGATGCTTTTATAGCTTCGGAATGGACAGAAAAATTGAGTGCTGATAGGGTGCATTTTGACTTGTTAAAAGAAGCGACTCAATTTGTTGTTAAGGTTTTTGGTAACCGATTCACTGTAGAAGAGTTCTTAGAAGGAGTACATGCCTGGTTTCTGACATCCACGATCTATTCTATTTGTTTAGCGATTGTAGGTAGCATTGCTGAAGCTGTAGCAATTATTAATGCAATTGATTCGAAGGCAAATTCAGCAAAAAAAGAGACAGAGAAACAGAAAGAACCGTTCAATCCAACAGAAATGATGTTAGGGATATATAGCATGTTACAAGATTCTGGTATGTCCCAAACGGATATTAATCAGATGGATTTAGTACTTTTCTTTAAAACATTAGCTTATAAGAAAAAGCAAGAAGATAAGAATGTAGTCAGAACAGCAAACCAAGCACCAGATTGGTTGTAAAGGTAGGTGAGGTAAATGGCTGGAGATATGGAGATTGGTGCCCGAGTCACGCTTGATACCCAACGTTTTGAAAATGGAGTAGCAGGAATTAATCGTGGTTTACGTTTATTAGATTCAGAGTTCAATTTAACAAGTGAAAGAGCTAGATTACTTGGTAATTCTGTTGAACAGTTACAAAATAAGTTAGCTCATTTGAATGAAAAATTCACCTTACAAGGTCAAAAGGTAGAACATTACCGCCAAAAAATTGAACAAGCAAGACAAAAACAAGAGCAATTACAAGCTTCAAATCTAACCTTGGCAGCATCAATGGAACGTCTTGAGACACAGTATAACCAGGCTGTTCAGAACTTTGGACGTAATTCGCAAGAAGCAAAACAATTGAAGCAAGAATTAAAACAATTGCAGGCTGAATATACAGCAAATGGGCAGGCGTTACAAAGATTAAATACACAAATTGACAATAATACAATTGCTATGAATCGTGCTGAAACAGCTCAGGCAAGAATTCAAAATGAGATAAGAGAGACAAATCGTGAATTAGCTGAACAACAAAATCGTCTTCACCGTACTGGAGAACGAATGCGTGATACAGGGAATAAAATGCAAGATGTAGGCGGACAGGTTGGTACTACCTTTGCAGCCATGACAGGAGTTATTGGTGCTGGGCTTGCGATGGCTGTTAAAGAATCTATGAACTTCGAACAGAAAATGGCTGATATTCAAGCAGTTTCTGGTGCGACTGGAGAAGAGATGAAACAAATTGGTGACCTAGCAGTCACTATGGGTGAAAAAACAAAATACTCTTCTGTAGAAGCAGGTCAAGGGATAGAGGAATTAATTAAAGCGGGGGTAAGCCTCACTGAGATTATTAATGGCGGTTTGGAAGGCGCCTTAAACTTAGCAACAGCTGGAGAACTAGAATTAGGAGAAGCAGCTGAAATTGCATCGACAGCTTTAAATGCGTTTAAAGCTGATCACCTTTCAGTAGCAGATGCAGCCAATATTTTATCGGGTGCAGCAAACGCATCAGCTACTGATGTAAGAGAGCTTAAATATGGTTTATCGGCATCATCAGCAGTAGCGGCAGGAGCAGGGATGACGTTTAAAGATACAGCTACAGCTTTGGCAGTATTTGCGCAAAACGGATTAAAGGGCTCCGATGCAGGTACATCTTTAAAAACCATGCTAATGCGGTTAAACCCATCTACAAAAGAAGCATATAACAAAATGCGTGATTTGGGTCTAATTACGTACAATGCACAAGCTGGTTTTGATTTCTTGGTTAAAAACGGTATTCAACCAGCTTCCAGAAATGTAGGGGATATAGAAGTAGCTTTAGAAAAATATGTAATGAAAACAGAAGGCGTTACGAAATGGAATGATAAATGTGATGCAACATTCCGTGAATTAGCAACCAGTTCCGCTTTTCTATCTTCAAAATTCTATGATCAGCAAGGACATATTCAAGGGTTGGATAAAATTTCTGGATTATTAAACGAATCTATGAAAGATTTAACGGATCAACAAAGAAGTATGGCGTTAGAAACATTATTTGGTTCTGATGCAGTACGTGGTGCAACAATCCTTTATAAAGAGGGCGCAGACGGCGTTAATAAGATGTATGGAGAAATGTCGAAGGTAACAGCATTAGAAGTTGCTGAGACGAAGATGAATACAACTAAAGGTAAAATTGAACAGCTAAGCGGTGCTGTAGACACTCTTAAAAAGTCCTTTGGAGATGCTTTGTTACCGATATTAGTTGACGTGGTAGAGGGTGTTCAAGGTGTAGTGGATTGGTTTAATAATTTAGATGCATCTACACAACAAATGATTGCTAAAAGTTCGTTATTAGCTTTCGGGATAGCGGGAGTAACAACAGCTGTAGGATTTTTAGCGATGGGTATCGGTGCTTTATTAGCAAATCCAGTTGCTTTAGCAATTACTGGAGCTGTTCTTGCTGTAGGAGCGCTAGGTATAGCAATTGTTGATCTGAACGAAAAATCCAAACAGGCACAAAATGATATGGATAAGTTTGGACAAAGAGTAAGTGAAGCAACGAGTAAAGCAGCTGGTGCCTATATGGATTTAAAAGATAAGGCTATCAATAACATGATGGATTTAAAGCTTAAAACAGGTGAAGAAGCGAATAAAGCAGCTGACGAAACCATTAAAGCTTTTCAAAGAATGACAAATGAAGTCATTAAAGAGTTAGAAGGAAAGAAAAGCGAATTCAATAAGATGTTTAGTCAGTTAATGGGAGCTGTCCCGGAGAGTGCCAAACAAACCTTAGAACAAGTTAAGAATAATGTCATTGAATCCATTAATAAAGAGATTGAAGTTGCTACACAAGCAGAAAAGATTTTGGAAGAGGGTATTAAAAGGTATCAAGGAGATACCTTGAAAATGCCGAAAGACTTCGCTCAAAAATTCGAACAAGCATTACAGGTCGCTGACAAAAATGTTCAACAATTCTATACGAAAGCAAAAGAGATCACATCTATTTCGAAAGAGATTGAAGCTGGCGGAATGTTATCTTTAGATGCTGGAAAAAAACGGTTTGAAAGCATCATAAAAGTATATGAAGACGGTGTTAAGTCTTTAGATAAGCAAACTAAAGGTTGGCGTGAAAATGTAGAAAAAGCGTTTAAATTAGGTGAAATTAAGCCGGAAGAAAGAAAAGCAACTTTAGATGCTATTGCACTTTATGAATCAAAGCATGTGAATGATTTGCAATCTATTAGAAATGATGGATTTAAAGTATTGCAACAGCATATGAAGGAAGAAGATGCTGAGGTCTTAGCGTCACAAGCTAAAAGGATTGAAGCAGAAGATAAAGGCTGGGGGGCACGCTTTAAAGCCGCATATGGATTTCGAGAAAAATCAGCTGATCTAGAGCGAAGATTTAGAAGTGATCAAGAAAAGGCAGAAAAAGATTATCAAGATAAATTACTTCAGTATGAGTTGCAATATGGTAAATCTAAAATTGAAAGCATAGGAATGTATCTTTCTGAATTACAAAAGGGTACAGAGTCATCTAGATTGTTAGCTGAATCAATGGCAAAAGAAATTGATGGGAAAATGAAAATTGATTTAGGACCAGCTGGGCAATTCACAATTGATACATTCTTACAGAAGCTTCAAAAGGGAGAATTAGATTCTTCAGCTGTAGCAACAGCAAATGCTAATAAACTGAAAGAAGTTTATAAAGTGGACCTATCACAAAGTGGTATTGAATCCATGCAAAAATGGATTGATGGTATTAAAACCAAAGATACTGGTGAAGTGAGGGAATTCCTAAGTAAAAATATGCAGGGTAATACCACAATTGATTTAGGAATCTACGGGAAAATGACAATGGACTCATGGATTACAGGACTTCAAACAGGTACTTTATCTTTTGATACTGTATTTCAGTTTTTCCAACAGCAAGTGAAAAATGGCGTGAAAGTAGATGCTACTCAAGAAGGTCAGAATAATATTCAAACTTTAATTAACGGGATGCAAATTGGAGCTTTATCTTTACCACAAGTAGCACAAACTATGGGGTTAGATATTAAAAGTAATGTTCAAGTTGATCTTGGAGAAGCTGGTCAATTTAATGTGCAGACGCTTGTTCAAGGGATGCAAAATGGCTCTATTAATGCTGAGCTAGCAGCAAAGGCGATTGCACTGTTAGTTGAAAATGGAGCTAAGTTAGATCTAACTCAGGTCGGATTTGATATAAGTCAAACACAGGCTAATGGAATTTCTGGTAATATGGCTCCAGAGAATGCAGCGACAGGAAAAAAACAAGCTGTAGAAGGAATTATGGGTAGTACAACTGATGGCGGTGGCGGAAGTAAGAGTGGTAGCGAACTAGGGCAAGGGATAATAAGTCAAGATGGCTATATTAAAGGGAGCGCATTGCAAGTAGTTGGTAGTGCTCATAACGCTTTTAGCACTATTAATGGAAGCCCAGCAGGTAATCAAGGTGGACAAGGCTTCGGAAGTGGTATTGTAAATCAAAAAGGTTATATCAGAGGAAGTGCTCTTGAAGCTGTTACTTCGGCTCATACTGGTTTTAATACAATCAATGGTACTCCACAAGGTCAAAAAGGTGGTAGTCAGTTTGCACAAGGTATGGAAAATACAAAAGGACAAGCGAGGTCGAGTGGTTCTAATGTAGCGGAAAGTGGTAATTCTGGTCTAAAAAGTGTTAGTTCGATTAGCCCAGGCGAAGCATTTTCTAGTGGATTTGCTAGAGGTATTTCAAATGGAGATTGGAATGTAAGAAACGTAGCAGCTAGTTTAGCACGCGGTGCATTTGAGGCTTTAAAAGCTACCCTTAATGTAAACTCACCCCAAAGCTAACAAGAGATCAAGGGGGTAAACCTTTTAGTGAAGGGTTTGCTGTAGGTATTCAAAAGGGTTCTTATATGGCTGAACGAGAGAGTCGTACACTTGGTTCAAAGGCAAATAAGGCTTTAATAAACGAGTTAGCATTAGGGAGTACTTCAAACAAAATGCAATTTACAGGTGTTCAAATGGCAAATGGAATTGCAGAAGGAATTAAAACACAATATTCTGTTGTACGAGATGCATTACAAGAAACCGTATCAGGAGCTGTTAATAGTATACGTTCTTTAAAACCCGATGAAATATTTAGTTTTCAAGGTGATGATCCGTTGACTAAATATTTTAATGCTATTTTTGTAGATGGGGATTGGCAAAACGATTGGATTACACATCTCCCTGAAAGTATGCGTGATATGGTCAGGGAGATTGGTCGTCAAATGGAAAGATTTGAAGGACTTTCTGTTTATGATGTTGGGAACCTTTCTAGATGGAGAGAAGTATTATCGGATAATCCTAATGTTGTTCAATATAGACCTGACAATGATAATCCAGACAAGCAACCATATACAAAACCAAAACCTGTTTACATTGAGATTCCAGTTATATTGGAAGGACGGGAGATAGCAAGAGTAAGTCATCAATATATAACTGAATATCAAAATAGAGCACAAGCAAGAAACTCAGTCTTTTAGATTTGGGTTTCTTTTTTAAACAAAAGGAGTGATATGATGAGTTCTTTTTCATTTAATGGGGAACGGAAGAGTTATATTCACATCGAAAGAGGATGGAAAAGACCAATATGGGCACCGTTAAGAAGGAATTTCCTCAGTGTTCCGAGTTATCCAGGAGCAAGATTATTAAATACACAGACTGAAATGCGTGTATTTTCTGTTCCTGTTGGTATTATTGCTCCATCTGGAGTTGATATGAAAATACTTAGTGAAGATATAGCGAGTTGGTTAATTACAGATCAACCCAAAGAACTTATTTTCGATACAGAACCTGACAGAACTTATTTAGCTGTCGTAGATGAGGAGTTCGATGCTGATGAATTTGTAGAGATTGGACAAGGAAATTTAAAATTCATTTGTCCAATGCCATATAAATTAGGGAAAATAAATACTCACAAATTTACGCAAGAGTGGTCTACAGAAACAACTTCTTTTTTTTACTAATAAAGGAAGTGTAGAAGCTCCAGCATTAATTGAAATGACAGTGAAAAAACCAAGTACCTTTTTAGATGTATGGTTTGGAGAGTATCCGCATAATCGTGATTATTTCAGAATAGGCTACCCTCTGACCGTGGAAGAAACCACGGTACAAGAACGAGAAAGAGTCATGTGGGATGAAATGGCTACTCCTATAGGATGGACACCTGTTACCGGACAATTCGATGATATGAAAGGGACAGGTAGTTTTAAATCGAGGGGTGGTTATGCACTATATTGCGAAGATTACGGAAAAGAGGTAGGATTCTACGGTGCCATAGCCAAGAAAAACATTCCGGGCGGTCCATTACAAGACTTTGAAATGGAGGCATGGATGACTTTAAAGTCCAAAAATATAGGTGAAATGGGTCGTGTTGAAGTTCTTCTTTTAGATGAGGCTAGTAATGTGGTAGCCCGCATTAATATGAATGATCTATATGCGACTGCTGAAATTACAAGGGCACATATGAAAATTGGCAATAGCGGAACACCCAATAGTTTTCGAAAATTAGTTGATACAAGTGGATATTATTCGACTACATTTAACCAATTCCGAGGGCGTTTGCGTATCGCTAGGCGGGGGAAGGTGTGGTCTGTATATGTGGCTAAGTTTATAGATGGTACAGAAAAAGATGGTGCTTCGCTTGTAGAACGTTGGATTGACGAAACAGGAAATCCGATGACAGAACGTAAAATTGCACAAGTAATGATTGCGATTTGCAAATGGGATAATCACGAGCCTGTTAACGAGATACAAATTGATGATTTAAAATTTTGGAAGGTAAACAAAGTTCCATCTAATGCACAACCATACATCTTTGATACTGGAGATAAAATTGTTATCGATACTGAAAAAAGTCTGGTCACAATCAATGGGAAGAATGCAATCAATATAAAAGAAATCTTTAGTAATTTTCCTATCGTAATACGAGGTGAAAATCGTATCGATATAATGCCACCTGATGTAAATGCAACAATCAGTTATAGGGAGAGATACAGATGAGAACACCAAGCGGAATTCTTCATGTTGTTGACTTTAAAACAGATCAAATTATATCCGTTATTCAACCAAAAGATTATTGGGATGATAGACGTCAATGGGAACTTAAAAACAATGTAGACATGCTAGAATTTAAAGTTTTTGATGGAACACCTGAAGCTATTACATTACAACAGCAAAATTTGATTTTAAAAGAAGTGCGTGATGGACGCATTGTACCATATGTAATTAATAATGAGGTTGAAAGAGATTCTAATGATAAATCTGTTACGGTTCATGCTTCTGGAGCTTGGGTCCAAATAGCAAAAGAGGGTTTTATCAGTCCGCAACGTATAGAGAGCAAAACGGTTAACGAATTTATAGACTTGGCACTCGTAGGGATGAAATGGAAACGTGGTATTACTGAGTATGCAGGATTCCATACAATGACGATAGATGAGTTTATTGATCCTCTTACTTTCTTAAAGAACATTGCAGCGTTGTTTAAATTAGAAATCCAATATCGTGTTGAGGTTAAAGGATCACGAATTATCGGTTGGTATGTAGATATGATCCAAAAACGTGGGCGTGAAACAGGAAAAGAAATAGAATTAGGTAAAGATTTGGTTGGCGTAAAGCGTATTGAACATTCACGAGAGATTTGTACAGCTTTAATTGGATTTGTTAAAGGTGAGGGAGACAAAGTAATCACTATCGAAAGCATAAATAAAGGTCTACCTTATATCGTAGATGCAGATGCGTTTCAAAGATGGAATCAACATGGGCAGCATAAATTTGGTTTCTATACGCCTGAG